TAAGATGAGTGAAGAACTTAAAGATATGTTAGAGCGAACCTTTTGGACATTCGTAGAAGCGTTTCTTGGTGGATTAGTTGTAGCACCTTTGATTTCAGTTGATGCAAATACTGTACAATTAGCTGCTTTAGCAGGTGGTGGTGCAGCTTTAGCTGTGGTCAAGACATACGCTAAAAAACAAATATCTAAATAACAAAACTATCACACTGGTCTTGTATAATATAAATACAGGGCAAAGGAGGTAAATATGCCTAAAGTACCAGAAGAATGGGGAAATAACTTCTATAAATCAGGGTGGCAACCAGGGTTAGAAGTAAACGAACAGACAGGGTTAGGAGAAATAACTCATGTTGGAACTGACCCAGATTATAGAAACAAGTTTGATTCTATATTATTAGAGTGGGGTTTTGACCCTAAACATTATGAAATAGTGGGTTCAGTTCGTGCATCTTCGTGGAATGTACAATTAAAAGGTGGAAGAACAGAAACTTTTTACGCATTTAAAGGCATTGTAAAGAAAAAAAGACCAGGACATGACAAATATTTCCAGGCATTATTCAAACAAGCAGGTCGTAAGCCACCTCTTAAATTAAAAACGCATGGCGGTGATACCGCTTTTTTATTTTTTATGGCAGATTGGCAACTTGGAAAAAAAGATTATGGAGTTGAGAATACGATTAAAAGATACGACATAGCTTTACAAGATGCAGTAAATAGAATTAAAGAACTGCGTAAAATAGGTGTGCAGATAGATGAAATTTATATGATTGGATTAGGTGACCTTACAGAAAATTGTTATGGATTCTATGACTCACAACCTTACAACATTGAACTTACAATGATAGAACAATATGCGTTGGCTAGGTCAATGATGATGAAAACAATAGATACTTTTTTACCACTTGCTGATAAATTAATTTTGGCAGGTGCACCAGGAAATCATGGTGAAGCATCTCGGTCACAAAAAGGTCAAGTTGTGACAAATAGATTAGATAATACAGACACTATGCACTTGCAGATATGTGGTGAGATTATGAAAGCTAATCCTGATAGATATAAAAAGGTAAAGGTAGAAATTCCTGATGGTTTTCATCAAGTAATGGATATAAAAGGTATAACTTGTGGATGGACACATGGACACATGACATCAGGTGGAGGTAGTAATCCTGAAAATAAAATAGAGAACTGGTGGAAAGGACAGATGTATGGCTTTCTACCTGCAGGTGAATGTCAAATTCTTGTCACAGGTCATTATCATCATTTTCGTAGTAAGCAACAGGGTGACAGAACTTGGTTTCAATCACCTAGCTTAGATAAATCTATAGATTTTACTGCTAGAAGTGGTATGTGGTCGCACCCAGGTGTCCTTACATTTACAGTTAATGAAAAAGGTTGGGATAATTTAAAAATATTATAAAGGTAATTCTTTATAAGGTTTTTTATTGCCTTTAAAATCAAGTTCAGGATAATACTTAGTTTCAAATCTTGGGTCTTTCCACATTTCAAATAATTTTTCTGCACTATACCATTTTGGGTCTGCGTTCATGCTAGTAAAGTACATTATTCCTACACGAACTTGCTTGTATTTGCTTCCCTTCCAATTCATTTCTTGTATCTTGTAATAGTCTGCTGCTTTTAACTTATTTGTTCCTTTAACTTCTGCAAAGTAAATCATTTCATCTCGTACAACTATGTAATCAGGTAACAGCAATATTTCTGTTGCGTACCAAAAGTAATTCAATTTATTTACTTTAGGGTCTGTTCCTATTCGTAAATAATCTTTGTACTCTACTAACCCTGCATCTTTTAGATATTGCAACATAGCTTTATCCGCCATGTCATCTCCGCTATTTCTTGATTTATAAGAGTCTTTGTATGTATTACTCATACCAAATCCTCTATTTCGTGTGCAATACAACCTACACATCTACCATCATAATTTAAATTTGTCTGTGGTTCTTCGCCACATTCAATACATTCCACTATTTTAAAAGGGTATGACATCTTGATTACCTCCTTGTTCTGATTTCTTAACAAGTGCGTTACATGTTCTAAACTCCCACTTGTATATGTTATCTTCATCTACTTGTTTGTATCTTGCACCACAATACATGTTGCCCTCCATATCTTTATAAAATATGGTGTTGCTTAAACATATACTAGGTGCTTTATGTTTTGTGTCTGGCTCTGGTGGTATATCAAAATTGTAATTTGGATATCGTTCTCTTAATTTAGATTTAAGTCTATCCACATTAATTGATATACCTCCATCTTCTAAAGCCACTCTGTTGGACAATCAGTATCTCCCCATGCAGTCCAACCACAACCATTGTTACCTTGGTATGTGCTGCAACTCCATGATGGTATCTTAGCAAATCGTTCATCACTTGCTTTTTTCTCCCTGTTGTCCTCTATCCAATCTGGACTATTGCATTCTGGACATGCTCTTACTACTGATTCGCTGACTTCTCCAAATACTTCTTCAACAATTTCTTTGTCTGTTGTTTGTGCAATTTCATTGTCAATTCCTATAGCGTTAAACATATCTTCTGCTCTAGTCATGAAGACATCCATGTTCTCTTTAGTCCAGGATTTAATATCCTTGTCCGCTAAACCATTACTGACTAGCTCATTGTAGGCATTACCTTTAATAGTTTGTCGTAATGATTCATCTGGAATCATTGCTTCAAGTAATTGATTAAGTTGCTTACCAACATCACCAGTTGCGGTCTTAGGTTCAGCTACCATTTCATCAACTATCTTATTCATAGCTGCTTGTTCTTGATTAGTAGGTTTCTTTACTGGTTTCTTCTCTACCTGAACCTTAGACATTTCTTCTCTACTAGGTCTAGGTTTTGTACTACCCTGATACTTCCAGTTAGCTAATGCACGACCAATAGCGGAGGTTTCACAATTTTCCATCCAGGCATCTGCGTTAGCAAATCCACCTTGCCCTTTAGTTTCTTGTGCTATACCTGTAGCTACTGGTCTTGCATCTTCTTCTTGCTTAAATACTTCTGCTCTAATAGTGACACATGTTCCATCTTCTGTTATGTGTGCTATCTCTGTATTTATTCTTGCGTTTGGATTATCTTTCCAAAAGACTTTAAGTCTATCTTCTACTGTTTCGTAATTATCTAAATTAAATTTAGCCATTATTCCTCCTCTTGCTTCTTTGTTTGTGCTAACTTAACGACCTCGTATATTCGTTGTCTAGTTAAGTTTAACAATTTACCTAATTTAATTGCACTAAATCCATTATTAAAAGCATGAACTATAACTTCATCTCTTTGTTGTAATAATTTATCTAGTGTATTTTTCTTGTTGTTTATTTCTATTGTAAGTGTTGCTAATGATTCCGCTATCTCTTCTTGCGGTATTGTATCTATTTCCATAGTGATACCATTAACAAAAGTTTTACCATCAATTATTTGAAATTTCATATTGTTTTCTCCATTTTCTCTCTTGGTATAATCTGTATATAAAATTTACTTTCTCTGCTAACCAATTAGCAAATGTCCATGCACCTATTATATAAATAGGCAGCGACAATAAAAGCATAAGTAATACATTATCCATTATTCCTCCTCTTCTTTTATGCTAGATTCCTCTAACTGTTGTGCTATCTTCATTGTGTTTTCGTTATGGTCCTGAACAAACTGGTCCAGGAGTTCTGCTAACCGCTTCGTATTTAGTGATGTCAGGACTATAGATTTCTCAACTTTTTGTCCTCCACATGCGTTAGCTAATTTAATTGCCCATGTCTTAATAGACTTAGGGTCATCAAATATATTAGGCATTTTCTCCTCCTCTTTTATTCTTTTATTTGTTTTATTTATACAGTTTCTATCTCAACCAACTTGATTAAAAACATATCTTGGAACTCATCTCTAAGTTTCCTAACCTGACATTTAGCTTCATGTTCGTTGTCATACTCCCATGTGATTCTTCCTCCGCGAATGTCAATGCTTTGTACTTGATATATCATAGTTCTCCTATGTAATCCTTACTTTAATCCTACTAGCTTGTCCTTATTACGCCAACTCTTGTTTACAAAAGTTATAAGGTAGTAGTCCTGGTTTTTCCTAAGCACCAGGAGTGTCCAGGACTTACCACCTTTACTAAGGGGATAGCAGATTAAAACTCCTCTCTGTATTTATCTAAATATACTTTTAGCTTTTGGTCTTGATTCCAATCCCAATCAACATAAATGCCATGTTGATTAAAGACATTGGTTAATTCTTTGTACAATCTATATCGTTCTACTGGTCCATAATTTTTTGGTATGTAGTGTTGCAGGTAGATATATTCTCCCTGAGTTTTTCTTGTACATAAATTCCAGGAGTATTCGTAATAACGATTCTCTTTGTATGAATCTCTGAATCCTTTGTAATCCTGGATATTGTACATAACCGCAGGTTTATCATCTTTGAACTGCACACTGCCTCCTATACAACTACTGCAACAATTAAATTCTACTTGCTTGTAGCTTCTAGCAATCCAATCACTTGTCGCATCTAACTGGTCAAGTGCTGAATCTAAAGCAGGTAGCAGATTCTTTTTTCTACTATGCTTCTTTGTATCTATTGTTTGTGTCATTATTTCTCCTCCTTAAAAGAACTTTGCAAATTTTGAACAAAATTCTCTACACTTTGCGCTTGGTCTTTTATACTTTCTAAAGCACCCTCGGCTTGTAATACTTTCATATAAAAATGCGGGTCAAAATCTAAACGATTTGTTTCTTCGCATGTTTCCTTAACCAAAGAAATTAAGGTTTTTATAAGTTCGTAATTAGTTTCCATTTTTCCTCCTTAGTTTGTTTGAGTCTAAGACTCCTAGAGGATTCCAGAATGGGAGTTACTTTAATCTTAATCGCAAGGCGAATATAACCCATGCTAAAATCCTCCGAGAGTGTTAGCTATTCCAACCTCCTAAAACATTTACACCATCTATTTCAGCTCTTTTTAAGAATCCACCATAATTAAATTCTCCTATTGCACAACCTTGATACAATTCTCTAACTTTTGCCTGGTGCTTCCTGGTAGTCATAGAATAAAACTCATTGCATAGAATTACCTTAGTCTCATTTATAAAACTACCATTCTCCACATCTACCACATAAGCGATAGGAGTAGCATAAGACTTAATTAAATCGTATCTAGTCCCCTCTATTCTCTTTAAGCTGCCTGTAGTGTTTAATTTATGCACTGCCTCCACCTCATTAGCTTGTGTCTTACTTGTTTTAGGTTCTTTGTATATTGTTTTCATTGTTTTTCTCCTTAGTTTGTCTCTATATCGTTTAATAGCAGTGATAATTCTATTTTTATATCATTTTCTAATTGATGAATATGCACATAGTCAGTGCTATTAATCCTGCTTATTAGTAATGATATTCTGCTTACTAATTCTTTTTTATCCATTTCTATTCTCCTTAGTTTGTTTGTAATGTATATATTACCTAACTCCTGTTTTAAGTAGTAGTTTTTTAATACTCCATTTTATTGTGTGGATTCTTAACCTTATTCTTTTGATTCGCATGTTAGTTATTCTCATGTCCTTTTTATCTACTTGACCGATGTAACTACCACCGCAATATAAAGCTAGAGTTTTAGAATCTACATAACAACTATTACATAATCCATATTTAGATTGTGCTTTAGTTATATTCTTCCATTGTCTAACTGCTTTTAATTTCATTTATTCTCCTCCTTTATTGTGTTCTTTACAGAACTCTAAATAAGTTAGGTATTTGATACCTGTTTTATTATTAACTCCTAATCCTCTAGCCACTGGTCTTTTACAATTATCTTTGCTGCATCTTTCCACATGGATATCAGGATAATAGTTAGGCATTGTTCCTCCTTAGTTTGTTTTTATAAGTAATTATTTAATATTGATTTTTTTTGTTTTTCTATCAACAGTAATTACTGCAACAACATCAACATTAGCTCGATTGTGTTCAGTAATAATTGTTTTAGAATTGAACTGCAAACCTCTATCATTAAGATATTTTTTTGCATAATCAATAGCTTCTGTTGAATTTGATACAAAATCAGAAATATCAATTTCAAACTTATCTTTGAAATTGTTATTTAATTCTGTTGTCATTTTAAATTGCATTTTTTTTTCTCCTTTTGTTTGTAATATCTACATTACTACAACTGTGTTTTAAGTTGGGTATTTCTTTAAGATTTTTTTCCCACTCTTTGAAAGAATAATTTAAACCTGACATATCCCCCCAGTTATTTATAAAAAAGGTACACCCCCTCGACACATCCTC